ATGCTAACAAGCACTTAACTCTACCATCTAATACCTTAAGGTACAGTTTAAATAATGGTGTAGCTGATAAAACTGTAGATTTAGTTGTAAGAAACGGTAGATTATATGATCTTGTAAACCACACTGATGAGTTTGCAGGTGATTTATATCTTGATCTTACAACACTATATAAATTTGAAGATCTACCTAATGTATTCCAACGTTATATTACCTATAGATCAGCAGTACGAGCCGCTGCACAGCTTGTATCTAACCCTAATTTAGTGCAACTTCTATCTCAAGATGAAGCTAAATCTAGAGCTGCATGTGTAGAGTATGAATGCGATCAAGGTAATCCATCATTCTTCGGTACACCACATGATAGTTACTACCCATCCTACCAACCTTATAAATCACTAAGTAGAGTCTAATGGCAAGTGTTACACAAACGGTACCTACATATACAGGTGGTATATCTCAGCAGCCAGATGAGCTAAAGGTACCAGGCCAAGTTAATAAAGCTAAGAATGTCATACCTGATATAACTCATGGTCTCATGAAGCGTCCAGGTGGGCGTTTAGTAGCTAGTTTATCTGACTCATCTGCATTTAATATACCAGACGGATCAAATACAAATACTCAATATGACCCTGACTCACAGACTAATGGTAAATTCTTTAGTTATTACCGAGATGAAGACGAGCAATACTTGGGTCAAATATCTAGAACAGGTGATGTCAGGATGTGGAAATGCACTGATGGCACACCAGTACCTGTGGTCTATCATGGTGGATCAGGTAGTGCATCTGAGACTGCATTAAAATTATATCTAAATCATAATGCTGATGACGATGTACAGTCATTAACATTGAATGATTATACATACATCACTAATAGAGCTACGTTAAAAAGTGACGGTACAACCGCTCACCCTAAAACAACAGTAGCAATGTCAGCAACAGTAGAAGCTGCTAGACCTCCTGAAGTATTTATTAATTTAAAAAAGATACAGTACTCAAGTCAATATGCATTAAACCTATGGGATACTACAACAGTATCTGAAGTAAGTACTGCTACTAGAATTGAAGTTACTAGACAATATGATAGCTCTAATGGTTGTGGTGGTGGTGGTACTTTAAGTGGACTACCAACAGGTGGTAACCGTTGTACTAACGCTGCAGGTAGTGACCAAGATGCTTACTGCCCTAATGTAGCTACTAGAATATTTGCAGTTAATTCAAATATGTCAGGTCCATCTGCAGATGCTAATGGACAATCTCATACCTATGCAGTAACCCGTGGTGGTAGTACTGTAGCTACTAACGCTGCAGCTAACCTATACTTCCGTATTGCTACTATAGGTCAATCAGTAGCACAAGGTGGTAGTCAAGCTGAACCTGATTATCAGTGTAGATATACTACAACCCACGACTTACTATACGGTGGAGAAGGTTGGGAAACAGGGGATTACTTTGATCTCTGGATGAATAATGCTAGATACAGAATAACTATAATGGATCATAGTGTGTCTAAAGTACAGGCTACTATGAACAGTCAAACAGGTTCAGGTTTAATCAGACCTATACCTACACCATTTGATAATGAAACTACGGTTACTGCTGAAAGTATTATCGGTGATATCCGTACTATTATAGAAGCTTATAACAATGGTATTACCAGCTCTGAAACACAACAGATTGGTACAGGGTTGTACCTAACCAATGGTAGTACATTCAATGCAAGTACTCCTAACAAGGACTTAATGACTGTCATAACAGACAGCGTTATGACTGTTGAGGATCTACCAGCAGAATGTAAACATGGTTATATTGTTAAAGTAAAGAACAGTGAAAACGATCAAGATGATTACTTCTTAAAATTCTTTGGTAAGAATAATCAGGATGGCCCTGGAGTATGGGAAGAATGCCCTGAGCCTGGCCGAAAGGTAGAGTTTGATAAAGAAACCATGCCCATCCAAATCGTACGCTTACAGGACGATGGGAGTGGTACTATCACAGGTACAGCAAATGCAATCTATTTCAAAGTAGGTTACCCAGATTGGGAGAATTGTTTAGTAGGTTCTTGGGATGCAACAGCTGAAACAGGTACCGTACCTGAGCCAAGTTTTGTTGGAAAAAAAATTTCCAGGATGGTGTTCTATCGGAATCGACTTTGCATGTTAGCAGATGAAAATATCATCCTGTCAAGACCTGGAAGTTTCTTTGACTTTTGGGCTAAGACTGCAATGGTCTTCTCTAACATTGATCCTATAGATGTATCGTGTAGTTCTACATACCCTGCTATTATATATGACGCTGTACAGAATAATAGTGGACTAGTTTTATTTACACCAAATCAACAATTCCTATTAACAACAGACAGTGATATTTTAAACCCTACCACTGTTAAGATAAACGCCTTATGTACCTATAATTATAACTTTAAAACTAACCCTATAAATCTGGGTACTACAGTTGGCTTCTTAGATAACGCTGGTAAATATACTAGATTCTTTGAACTAGCTAATATTAGGCGGGAAGGTGAACCAGTACTGATAGAACAGAGTAAAGTTGTTAATAAACTATTTGAAGATGATTTAAACCTTATCTCTATATCTAGAGAAAACGGGGTCATATTTTTCAGCGAAAAAAATCAGCCCCTTTTATATGGCTTCCGTTACTTTAGTGACGGTGAGAAACGAATGCAGCAATCATGGTTTACTTGGGAATTACAAGGAAACGTACAATATCATTGTGTCTTAGATGACTCTGTATATGCCGTAATAAGAGAGGGTAGCAAGGATGTACTACAAAGGTTTGATATACAAACTGAGTCTACTTCACGTACCGTTACCGATGATTTCGATACAGTTGCTACAGATGATGATATCACCTATAGAATACATTTAGATAATAGTACAGTTATAGCATCAGGTAGCTTATCCTACTCTACAACTACTAAAAAAACTAGTTTTACCAAGCCAAATGGCTTTAATTCTAGTACAAAACAGCTTGCTGTGTACATTAATAGTACAGGTAATGAAGTAGGTAGGTATAATACCGCTGCAGTTAACGGTAGTAACATAGAAGTTGATGGTGATTGGACTGGACAAGCCTTAGTTGTAGGTTATTTGTTTGATATGGAAGTAGAATTCCCTACTATACACGTAACTAGACAGCAAGGAGAGTCATATAGGTCCGATACTAGAGGTTCTTTAGTACTACATAGGGTTAAATTAAGCCTTGGTGATGCTGGTTTATACGAAACATTACTAGAACGTCAAGGTAAAAATGACTATACAGAGGTATATGAGCCTGTATATGCTAACCTTTACAACGCTAACCAAGTTGCTATACAATCTGAATCAATAAGAACTATACCTGTATACGATAGAAATACAAATACTGTATTAACACTTAAATCTACCCACCCATCCCCCGCTACTTTACAATCTATGACATGGGAGGGTGACTACACCTCTAAATACTACCAACGTGTCTGATTACATTCACCCAATTACAGTTAAGGCTGCTTTAGAAGTAGCCTCTAACTTACTTCCTGCTGATTATAGGGAGATAACTGAAGGACATGGTGCTGATCCATTTAAATATTTACTATTAGAAGCTGCTAAGGCAGAATGTGTTTACTTCTCTGGGCCTAGTGGCAGGACTGCTGGTATGGCTGGAGTAGAAACAGATGGTAGAGTATGGATGTTATGCACTGATGTTATTTTAGATACTCCAATTAAATTTGCAAGAGAAGCTAAACGCTATATCGATAGCAGAGAAGAGAAGCTTCTATGGAATGTAGTGGATAAAAGAAATAAAGTCCACTTAAAACTTCTCAAATTTTTAGGTTTTAAATTCCTACGGGAACTTAATTACGGACCTAACCAATTGCCCTTTATCGAGTTTTGCCGTGTGCGCAGGAGCAGCAGCTGCATCAGCAGCTAACAAAAACGCCAAAAGACAGTACAAATATCAATTAGATGTACGTGAACGGAAGCATTACCAAAAGTTAAGTATTTATAATGCTGGTAAGGTTCAGTTTGAAAAAACATTATCAAATATCCATCAAGGTTTAAGTTCATCTTATGATCGTGCTACAATTAAATTGAATAGAATGAGAGGAAAAATTCTCTCAGAAGGTACTAATGCTTTAGGAAAATTATTACAAAATAGTAAATACGGTAACTTACTGTCATCTGGAATGACAGGTAGAAGTTTAGACCGTTTCGGTGTGTTAGAATATGGAGCACTAGGTAGATTCTATGCACAGAAAGGTGCAGCATTAACACAAGCTAGAGAAAACTTTATGCGTGGTACAAAGCTATCTAGATTTAAAGCTAGTCAAGCACAAGAGGGGGCATTTGCTAAAGTTGCAATCCAACCTACAACAGATGTTGCACCTCCAGTACCTGTTATGCAGAACGTAGCTTTAGCATTCTTTAATGATGCTCTTGGTATAGCTAGTTCTGTTGTTGGAATCTCTAAATCTGATTCCAGACTTAAAAAGAATATAAAAAAGATTGGTAATTCTATTGACGGTTATAACATCTATAAGTTTGAATACTTAGATGATGACAAAGAATGGATTGGTGTCTTAGCTGAAGAAGTATTCAAGAAAAAACCATCCGCTGTTGTCCGTATGGATAATGGATACCTTGGTGTTGATTACCATCAAATTGATGTAGCATTTAAAGAGGTTGTTAAATCATGAGCGAAGAATACGATTCATTTGATTATGTAAAACCTGCTGATTATCTACCCGCTCTTAAAGAGAACTATCAACAACAGAATGAAGGTTTTGAACGAGCTGAACAAATGGCTCGGGTTAATGACCAACAAAGACTTGCTAATGCTAAAATAGCTGGTAACACTATAGACAGTGTTATGAAGTTTTCTAAGACATTAGCTGAGGCACATAAGAAAAATGCTGAAGAAAGAGACTTAAAATTTAGAAATACAGCTACACAAATTCAGTTAGAATCAGGTGCTAGTTTAGCAGGTTGGACTAAATATCAAGAAGATAACGGTAAATTAGCTACTGAAACAGGTTATTATAATGAGCTTGCACAACAGTTTAAAGATACTAATCGAGATTTATATGACAAGCTAACCTCACTTACAGGTTGGCAAGCTGTATCTTTTAAGCGTAATATGCTTAGAAGAGCTGGTATAGATTATAAAGAGAATTTCCAAGCAAATATAAATCAACAAGACGAGCAAGGTAATTATATACACTCATTTACTACAGCTGATGGTAATAATATAAATTATGCTAATGCTAAAGATTCAGCAGAACGTGATTTAGTTATAGCTGAATATAATAAGAATGTAGGTTTAAGTGATGTAAGTTGGGCAAGCCCTGAATTTTTAAAGGATAATTTCCAAGGTATTTACGAAAAACAATTACATACTATTAGAACTGAGTGGTCTGAAAAAAAGAAAGCAGAAAATGATAGAATTAGATTAGCTGGTTATGATGAAGATTTAATTCTAGCAGCTCATCCTGATAACGGTAGATTAGGTGAAGAAGTAAATAGACTATTAACTACAGAGTACGGTCATTTTGCAGATCCACAAAAAGCTAGAGAAGCTGTAGCTGCTAAATTAGTAGAACTTACCCAACGTACGGATGAACAAGGTAGACCATTAATACCTTCTTATATGCTTGCTAGTGTATCTGAAACTTTAATGGATACACCTCATAGAGGTACAGGAAAGAAAGAAAAACTAGGATACTTTAAAGAGTTCTCAGAAGATTCTTTAGTTGGTGCTGTAGTTGAATTACAATATAAGCAAGCAGAAATAAAAAATAAACAGATAAAAATTAAACAAGCTGAGTTTGTCTTTGAAGTTCAAAAGGTATTAGCTGAACGAGGTAGACCACCTAGTGAATCTGAAGCAATGGAAATCCAACAAATGTGGTCTAATGACCCAACAAATGCTGGTATTCAAATGCCAGAGTTTATTAAAACTTTAACCACTAGAACTTTAGAAGATAGAAGTGATGATGAATTAATCTCTTATTATACATTACAATTATATAATGGTGGGCCTGTTTCTCAGTCTGTTGTTAATCAAATAAATGACCCTGCTAAACGTAAAGCATTTAAAGAAATAGTTGATCTCGGTGGTTTATCGCAAGCACAAGTAACTAAAAGAAATACTTGGATTAAAACAGTTATAGGTGATACACATGAAATAACTTTCGGATATAAAGGTGATGCAGGTACAGAAGCTTATCAAATAATAGAAGAAAATGCTTTAGCTGATTTCACTCGTATTTATCAAGCAGCTAGTGGTAAGGTTCCAGAAGAAAAAAGGTATAGCATTGCTTTAGATCAAGTAACTGAGAACATTAAAGCGGGGATGTATACCAAGAAAGAGAACGCTTTAAATAACTATAATAAATTTGCTAAAAATTTAGTTAAAGTTAAAAAGAATATAATAGAACAAAAAAATAATGGTGTAGATTTAAATAATTATTTTAGAACAACTTTAGTACCAGGATCTGAAGATCAATATGCAAAATTAGAGAAATATGCTAAAGATCCAATCGGTAATCAAATACCATTTTTCTATAAAGAATTAGCTAGAGATATGAAAATATCAAAAGATGGTACACCAATGACTGGGTGGCATATAGCTAATATGCAATATAAATCTCAAACAGGTAAGGAACTACCGAAACCTAAAAGTGTTTTGAAACTAGAAAGTCAATCACCTATAATAATGCACTTATCTACTTGGAAAAGGTCTAAATGGAATACCTACCAAGCTACTCATATGAAAAATGGTGGTACTTTTAATGAACCTGAAACCTTAACATCAGGATTAATACAATGACATACGATTTAAATCAAATTGATTCTGAAGGTTTACGACAAACAGTATCCGAGGATGAACAATGGCTTCAGGAACAAGAAGCTAGAACTAAA